AATATTATATTATTTTTTTTATTTTTTTAATTAATTAAATAAAATTAAGATCATATTTATTAGATAAATATACTTTTTTAATGTTTAAAAAAGTAATACTGTCAAAGGTAAATATTATATAAAGAAAAAAATTATAAATTAAATAAAAAACTAAAAAACTAAAAATAAATTAAATCAAAAAAATTTATAAATTTATATAATAATACAATTTATATTAAGAACATGAATATATAAAGCGTTAATACTTTTTATAGTATTTAAATATTTAATTTGAAAAAGTAGTTTTTATATAAAGTAAATATAAATACACTATAATATTAATAATTAAAATTTTTATTTAATTTTCCAAAAATCTTATATCAAATAATATTATTTTTTGTATAAAAGTACTCATAAAATTTATAAAAAAATTATTGGATATTTATATTAGGTATTTTTTTATTTAATCAACCAATAAATAATTTATCAATATTATTAAAAAAATATTAATAAAATAAATATAGTAAAAAAATATTATTTTAATATTTAATTGTAGATTTAATATTTAATATTGAAATAAAATAAAGTTGTTTCAATATTTATAATAAATTAATTGAATATAATATTAAAGGCGATAAAAGAAAACTTTTAATTTACATATTAATACTTGAATTAAAAATAGTTTTTTAAATAATAATAATAAATATTTAAATTCTAAAATTGATTATGTTATTAAAAATTTTTTAATTAATAATTTTGATTCTAAACTTAGTATTAAAAATATCAAAAATAATATTAAAATTAAATTTAATGTTATTTTATCTTATAAAAAGATTTTGTGTATATTAAAAACCAATAATTTAAAATAAAAAATTAATAATTATAAAACTGTAATCAATTTATTAAATTAATAAATAATAAATTTAATATTTTAGTTTTAACAATATGTGTATATAATAATCCAAAAAAATTTTTGTACTAAATTATATATAATAAAAAATGCATTAAATAATATATTATAATAATTTTAAATTTTTTTTAACTTTACCAGTTAAAATTAGAGAAGAAATTGGATTTTTTTTAACAATATCTTCTTTAATTAAAATTGTACCTTTATTTTGAATTGAACATCCTCCTGTATAATCAATTGGAATTTCTTTTTTTTGAATTAGATAATTATATTCTTTATTTTTTTTATTATTTTCAATAATTGATAGATTATTACAATTAGCTTTATTAATAATACAATTTGGTTCAACAATAAATGTAGTATTTGCTATTTGATTTTTATTTCCATTTTGAATAATACAATTAACATTAAATGTACCTGAAAATGTATAAGAATATAGATTTATTTCCCATTCTAATGGTTCACCAATAAATCTTAATGGATATAATATTGTTGAACCGAATGTTCCACCATTTTTTTTTAATATTAAATTAAAATAAACACCATTATATGTTTTTAAATTAATGTTTCCTTCTATATTTAATTTAATTTTAAGTGTTTGTCCAATTATTATTCTTTCTGGAATAGAAACTAAAGATATCATATTGATTTTATATTAACATAATATTATAATTTTATTAAATAATTTATTTTTATAATTAAATTATTATAAAAATAAAGTAATTAAAACAATATAATTAATTTAAATAATAAAATATATTATTATTAATAATGAATCTTAAACTTTTATTATTTAGTTTATTAAACATACATGTTTTATCTTTTTTAAATATTTTTTCAAAGTTTTCTCAAATACCAAAAAATATTGATGAGATATCATTTGGAGAATTAATAAACAAAATTGATTCAAATCTTGTTGATAAATTAATAATGGGTAGTGAAGGAAAAGATATTATTTTAATAGATAAATCTATTGAAAATTCGATAGATTCAACAAATATTTTAAATAATATACATCATACAAAAATAGAACCATTTGTATTACAAAATATAATTACAAAATCAATAGAAAATCATATAAATATAGGATTTTATAATTCAAATGAATTAAATTTTGGAATGATATTAGAAAATTACATAATTCCATTAATAGTTTTATCAATAACTTGGAATTTTTTATCAACATTTATAAGTATATTTATAAATATAAATAAAAAAAGTGGTCAAAATTCACAAAATTCAAATTTAAGTAATTTTTTTACAAATCCATTTGAAAAAAAAAATGAAATAGATAATAATAAAAATAATTTTAATGTTAGTTTATCGAGTTGGGTTGGAAGTCCAGAAGCTTTTGAAGAATGTTATGAAGTAATTTCATATGTTAAAAATGCTAGTAATTATGAAAAAATGGGTGTAGAATTACCAAAAGGTATATTATTAGAAGGTCCACCAGGAGTTGGTAAAACATTATTAGCAAAAGCAATAGCATCTGAAACAAATTCTACATTTATATCAGTATCTGGATCAGAATTTATAGAATTATTTGTTGGTATGGGTGCAAAGAGAGTAAGAGATTTATTTGAAGAAGCACGAGAAAAAAGTCCATGTATTATTTTCATAGATGAAATTGATGCAATTGGAAAACAAAGAGGAAATTCAAATAATTTTGGTGGAAATGATGAAAGAGAACAAACATTAAATCAATTATTAGCAGAAATGGATGGATTTAATAATAATGATGGTATAATAGTTTTAGCATCAACAAATAGAAAAGATATTTTGGATAAAGCATTAATAAGACCAGGTAGATTTGACAGAATAATAAATATACCTTTACCTGATTTAATTTCTCGCAAACAAATAATTGAGTTATATTTAAAAAAAAAGAATATCAATTCAAATGTTGATTTAAATATTAATACAAATTTTTTAGCAGAATTAACAGATGGTTTTTCAGGTGCAGAATTAAAAAATGTAATTAATGAAGCTGCAATTTTAGCAGCAAGACTTGGATTAGAAAAAATAACTATTAATGAATTATTAAATGCAATTGAAAAAAGTATAGTTGGTTTAATCAAAAATACTGATACAAGACAAGTTGAAACTAAATTAAGAATTAGTTATCATGAAATTGGACATGCATTTTTAGCAATGTATTATTCTAAATATTTTGATTTACAAAAAATTTCTATTAAATCTACATATAATGGTGCTGGCGGTTATACATTATTTAATGAAAAAAATGAATATAGAGATGGTGGATTATACACAAAAGATATGTTATTTAAAAGATTAATAGTAACAATGGGAGGAAAAGCTGCAGAATCAATATGGTATAATACAGAAGATATTTCATTAGGTGCAACACAAGATTTAAAACAAGCAAATCAATTAGCAAGAAAAATGATAGGATTATTTGGAATGGGTGAAAAATTAGAAACATTTTATAATGATGAATCTAATTATGAAACAAATAATAAATTTTCAGAAAAAATTAAACAAACATTTGATACAGAATCTTTAAAATTAGTTTCAGATGCATTTATAAAAGCAAAAGAAATATTAACTGATAATAAAATAATTTGTGAAGAATTAGCAAATTTATTATTAGAAAAACAGGTATTAAATATTGATGATTTTTCAAAATTTTATAAAAATATTGTATTTAAAATTTAAATTATTAACAAAAATTATATATGAAATTATTATTTTTATTATTTTTTTTAAATATTACTTTATTTTATTCATTCGGTTTTTATACAATTAAATCAAATATATTTCAAAAAAGTATAAAATTAAAATTTAATAATAATATTGATGATCCAGATATTTATAATATTAATATTTATAAAAATAAAATTAATGAAATTGAAAAATTTATAAAAATATCTGGATTAAGTTTAGGAATTCCCTTAAATATTATTTGTTATTTTAATTTATTTTATAATGCAAATATTGATAATTTTAATTTTAAAGTTTTAATATTTAATTTTTTAATAGGTAGTTATACATATGGATATGATAGATTAAGAGATGCAATTAATTATAATTTATTAGAATTAAATAATACAAAATCATTATCTGATGATAAAATTAATAATTATAATATGATATTATCAAATAAACCTTATTATAAATTATATTTTGAAATTATAAATCAAATAATTATTATAATATTATTATCTGCAAATGATAATAATTATCTAAAAGCATTAATTAGTTCATTTTTATATAAATATTTGATTTCAAATAAATTAAAAAATATAGAATTTACATTCTCATTAGCATTATTTAATAATTTGATTCAAAAAATAATAAATATAATTAATTTTTGTACAATAACATTATTTATATACTTTGATAATTTAAAATTTTTACCAATATTATTTTTATTAGAAACAACAAATTATTATATTTATATAAAAAAAAATATAAATCTAATAAAACCATTTTATGTTAGTTTTTTATGGACAATTAATACTGTTTTAATTCCATTAATATTAAATTCAAATTTACATTTTAATATATTAATCATAAAAGATTTAATACTAAATTTTATTTTGATTTTTAGTTTAACAAATATTGCTGATTTATTAGACATAGAAGACGACATTAAAAATAATATTAAAACAATACCAATTTTAATAGGAAAAAATTATACTATAATATTAAGTGCTATTTTATTTATTATTAATTTTATAATTTACAATATATAAAATTAATTATAAAATATTTTTATATTAAAATAATTAATATAAAAATATTTTATAATTAATATATTATAAATGTTTGTAAAAATAATATTATTAAGTATTTTTTCATTATGTTATTCATTAAAATCAAATTTTCCTGGATTAAATTTAAATTCAAATTCAAATTTAAATTCACATTTAGATAAAATACAAATTAATATTGAAAATAAATTATCAGATTTAACAAATGTAAATCAAAATACTGTTGATTATTTTAAATTTGAAAAAGTATTTGATAATATTGATTCTATTACAGAAAATAAATTACATGAAATTTTAAATTTAAATGAAAATATTATTATGAATATTAAAAAAATAGAAATAAATTGTAATGATATTAAACATGAAATAAATTATAATATAATAAAAATAATTTCTTCAATTTTACCTCATGTTGATACAATTGGACATAAAATATTACATTTAGATGATTTATTAATTAATGATATTATGAATTCTACTGTTATTACATCAGAATTGAAAAAAAATATTATTTTAAATATAATAAAATTATCACAACATGGTGATAATTTTGGAACTCACATGTTGCAAACCTATTATGATATTATTGATAAATTAATGTAAAATTTACTTTTTTATTATTTTATTTAATAAATTATTAAAATTAAATAAATTATTATTTTTAATTATTTCTTCTGATTCTTCTAATTCTTCCAATTCTTCTAATTCTTCTAATTCTTCTAATTCTTTCTTTTCTTCTAATATATTATTATCAATATCTTTTACAAATTTATAAATATCATCAGATATATTATCAATATAATTGTATAAATTAGATAATTTTCTATTTGAAGTTCCATCACAAATTAAATTAGCTCTTTCATATATTAAATTAGAATATAAAGGATTTAGTATATCACAATGTCCATAATTTTTATAATTTTTTTTTATAATTTTAATTTTATTTATATTTGTCAGAGTATTTTCATTAATTTCAAAAAATGATGGAATAAATGATATTGGGTTACCAATATATGCTTTTTCTGCTTTGAATAATAAAATTTTTTTTATATTACCTAAATTTAAATTATTAAATTTAAATATTCTTGAATCAACAGGATCTAATAAAATATTTTTAGTAATTAATTTATTATTAAAATTATTATTTATTAATGTACTACATCCTGATGAATGACCAATTGGTATTATTTCTTTATAATTTTTTCCCAATTCTTTATAAAATTTTTTACTATTAGTTATATAATTATTATTATAAATACATATTGACATATTTCTAGATGCTAAATTATTTATTAAATATGAATAAAAATCATAAGTAATAATTGAATTTAATCCAGTATATAAAACTAAACATTCTTTATTTTTTTTATCAAATGGTTCAAATAGAGGTATTTCTTTATTATTATATAAAATATAACTCTTTTTAACAGAATTTAAATTAATTTTATAAGTATTAAATTGTTTAAATAAAAAAAAACATGTTAGAATTACAAATAATTTCATTAAATATTATATTTAATATTATATTCAAATTTTTATATTATTATATTTTATACTTAAATAATAATTTATATAACATTATATTATGAAATTACTTACATTAAAATTAATAAAAAATTATATTTTATTATTTGTTCCATTTTTTAATAAAAATAATTTATTAAATAAAAATTTAACTAATAATTTAAAAAATATTAATTTTAATTATATTAATAATAAAATACCATTTACAGTAAAAAATTATAGTACTTATATAAATTTTAAATTAGATAATGAACAAAAATCAATTATAGAAAATTATATTAATAAATATTCTAAAAATTTAGAATTAGTTCCAATAAAATTATTTCTATATGATAAACCAAATTATATTATTAGTATTAATTTTTATAATTGCTCAAGTCCATTATTTTTTAATAATAATAAAGAAATAACAAGATGTGAAATAAATACTTATGTTAAAGATAAAAATATAAAAATAAATAAAAATAATAATTTTGGAACTTTAATTTTAGATTACAATTCAAATTATTTATCACTTGATCCAATAAATTTATTTAAAAGAAAAAGTGATTTATTATATTTAAAAAATAATAAATTTATAAAATTTAAATCACAAAATAATATATTTAATTTATCAGTAAAAATAAATTATTTAAAATTCTATGAAAAAAAAATATCCGATGAATTAATTAAATATACAGATAATATTTATTATAAAAATAATATTTATGATAAATTAGCTTATGATGATAGTTTAATTAAAACTATTGTTAAAATTCCTTTTGAAAATAATATTGAGTATTTTAAATATAATAATATAAATTTTACTAATATTCATAGTATTTTTTATTTTCAAAATAATATTAATTTTTTTTGTAAATTGTGGGATAATTTATAAATATTATAAATAAAAAATTAATATTTAGGTATTAAAAAAGTATATATGTATACAAATATAAATAATTAATATTTTATATATTATTATTTGTTGTTTTTTTATATTTTTTGTATATTATTTAAATAATTTTAATAATTTTTAATATATTGGTTATTCTTAACACTTTTTATTAAAATTGCGTTTAAATAATTATTTTTTTTCTTTTAAGGTGGGTAAATAAAGTATAAAATAATATAAGTAATTTAAATTATACAATATTATTAATAATAAAATTAGCATCTTTACTTTTTAATTTTAATAATAAATATATTGTTTTGTATTATGCTTTTATATTTAATATAAATAATATGTATATATGCCTACTATTTATATTTAGTATAATACTTTTTCTT